CTATCCCCCTCTCCAAAGGAAAGAAGGAATCATGCACCGGGGTTACCCCGAAAGATTATTATCCGTGCAGTCGTTTGTATCGACTGAAACCCATGGAATCAGTATGTGCAGGTAGTACAGGGAAATCCTTAAGAACCTTCTTAGGATCGCTTCCTTGGAAACCGAAATAGGGCAATCTCTCCCTAATCCGTCTCCAATTCCGATGTAACTCCCTGTAGTAACGCCGTACACGCGAAGTCATTTTCTTGGGACCGTTCGTCTTAGACAATACACTAGAAACATCACGATCTTCACCACACAACAGGAATTCCTGAATTGTGAGTAAAGAAAGGAGAGTATCATGTGAGATGTCGGACGAATTAAACCCAAAAGAAATGTCGCGGGGTATAGAGCCCTCCGCCCGTTCACGCAGTACCCATTGAAAAATGGGACGTGGACGGGGAGGAGGATTCACAGTAAGCGTACCAGGAATAAGCCAGAGATCATTTTGTGTCATCTGATACTTACCCACAACTGGAAGACCAATCCCCATTAAATGTTCGGGGACAAACCAAGGAACTGCAAGAGAGGAGAGAAGATAGGAATTCTTCCAGATGAACTGACCAAGTACACGTTCCTGAAGTTGGATCGGGGACCCAGAGACTAGCTCATGGGCCAGGGATCCATAACTTCGGAATGACTTGAAGTCATCATCTTCGGAAGAACTCTTCTCATTAGAAGAACGTTGTAAATCGTTCAAAATCCCCATATTAACATAAGGGACGCGGGAAAATTCGCGATCCTTCAGGATAAAAACTCGCGAGTTGATATTCAAGAAGGAGGGAGAATAATAAACCTTCCCGACGCTGGGACTAAACCCAGCAATCGATGAAAGTTTTTCCCATATCATATATAAGTTACGAGAACCTTGCAGTACTGCATCGTCGCCATTAACTAGACAACGAAACTCAGAAAGTGAGATATCTTCATTCCGATCGATCTCTGCGGCCATACGCAGTATGGCACAATTTACAACACAGAGAACGATGAATGAAAGAATAGAACCCATTAATTGACCACGACGTTGTGTCGTGTATCGTGGAACAGGGAGAACAAAGGGAGGTAAAACCCTTCCCTCTCTTTCAGCATC